TAATTGAGCATGATACTGCAAAGTTCAATGCCCGTGTAAAGACCCGTGGTTGGAAGTTTGATAGAGTCAAGGCAGTAAAGAACCTTAAACTTATGCAAACTAGAATGGATGAGATAGAAAAAGTAATACATCCTCAGTTGGGTACGCATAAAGTATACATTGATAAGACACCTAAAACACCTAAATACAAAAAGAATGGTGACTACACTGCTGTAACTGCACGTTTGCTTTCAGATTTCTATGAGAAAGAAGTAAAGTCAGAAGACACACATGTGCATCCAGTAAACAAAGAGTTCCAACGGTTCACAGTAGAACAGATCACACTAGGGTCTATGGAACTTGTAAAGGACTGGTTGCTAACTGTAGGTTGGAAGCCAGATGAGTACAATCGAAAGAAGATTGGTCGTGAATGGGTAACCGTAGGACCAAAGATTACTGATACATCCCTAGAAAAACTAGGTGATATGGGTAAAATGATCAGTGAGTATTACACTCTACGTAACCGTAGCTCTGTAATTAAAGGCTGGCTTGAGACCCTAGAAGCTGGACGTATACATGGTAACATGTGGACTATCGGTACTCAAACATTCCGTTGCAGACATGAAGTAATCGTGAATCTTCCAGGAGTCAATGCACCCTGGGGTAAAGAGTTACGTGAGCTATTCATACCTGATGAAGACTGGAAGGTTGTAGGTGCAGACAGTTCTGGCAACCAGCTACGTGGTCTGTGTCACTATGTAAACAACGATGAGTTTACTAATGAGGTAATCTATGGTGATCAACACCAACGTAATGCAGACGCACTTGGCTGTTCCAGACCTGTAGCAAAGAACTATCTCTATGCTTATTTGTTTGGTGCTGGTGATGCTAAGCTAGGTTCTATCCTAACTGGTAAGTCTAATGCTAATGCTGGTAAGAAGTCACGTGAAGACTTTGCCAAAGGAATCAAAGGGTTGAAAGAACTTAAAGATAAACTAGGTGAAGTATGGCGCAGCACACAATATGCAACAGGTGAGGGTTGGTTCCCTGGCCTTGATGGTAGACCTGTGTTTGTGTCTGGTGAATACCAAGCACTTAACTACTTGCTGCAAACTGCTGAAGGTATTACCTGTAAGTCTGCATTGTCTTATGCTATGAATAAGATTGACGAAGAAGAGCTACGTGCAGAGCCACGCTTGTTCTATCACGATGAGATCGCTTATGTGTCACATCCTGATGATGCAGATCGTGTCGGTGAGATACTTCAGGAATCTTTTAAGAAAGGTCCAGAGATGTTTGGTGTTACTTGTATGGAAGGTGGTGATTATGTTATCGGAACTAGCTACGCAGATGTCCACTAATATAAAGGAAGTACCCTATGAACAATCAATTGAATACCCAGGGTACATCGTATCCTTCCACCCAAAACCAGACGGTGTTGAACCGAGAGAATGGTTTGATGTATTGCGTTACTACTATACTTCAAAAGGATACATCATTCTCCATCTTCTCGCAGCAGTGCAATATGAAAGAGACATCTGGGACCCCTACCCTTTAGAAAATAAAGTAAAGGAATGGGGTATCGATGTTGTCTATAGATAAAAGGAAAACGTAATGGCATTAGCCTTAATTGACGCTGACTCTATCTACTTCAGGGCTGCTTACAGCAACTCTGATAAGAAAGACATCAGAAAAATAATAGACATGACCGTACAACAATGTATGTCATACGCCTTCTCAAAGCCCGAGGAGTGCCGTGTAGCCCTCAAAGGCAGGGGTAACTACCGGAAAGACCTCTATACCCCCTACAAGGGCACCAGACCGTCCTTAAAAGAGGAAATAAAAGAGTCCCTTAACTACGGTCATAGTTATATGAAAGAAAAGTGGGGTGGGATAGAAGCAGATGGTATGGAAGCAGATGATCTAGTATGTATATGGGCTTACGAAGCTCGTGAATTAGAACTAGACTTTGTTATCTGTGGTATTGATAAAGACCTTAAACAAATCCCAGGTCATCACTACAACTATACTAAGAAAACCCATGAGTTTGTTAACGATGATCAAGCAGATCTAAACTTAATGTTACAATGCTTGACTGGTGACAACAGTGATAACATACCAGGAATACACGGTATAGGTCCAAAGACTGCAGCTAAACTATTAGACGGTATACCTATGGGTCAACGATGGGCAGCTGTTGAGAAAGCCTGGAAAGAAAACAATGCAGGTGACCCTTGGCTTAGTCGTAAACTACTTACTATGCTGACTACATGGGATGAACTAAAGGAGGTGAGTAAGGATGAACCAGATGAGTCATTACTTCTCAATCAAACCCCTGAGTGCGAACAAGATGTGGAACCGAAGGGGGAAGACAACGTTCAAGTCAGCGGATTATCTGGAGTATCAGAACCAGATTCGTGATGAGCTTATAGGAACTGACTGGCCTTTCGGGGCTGGTCAAGTTACCTTTAACATTACAGCAGGTCTATCTAATAGAGGAGCAGATCTGGATAACGTAATTAAACCAATACTAGACACATACCAAGGAGTGTATGAGGATTTCAATGACAATAAAGTTTACAACATCAAACTTGAAAAGCGAATCGTTAAACGAGGAGGAGAGTTCCTTGACATCAGAGTACGAGAGTATGAAGATAATCAAGCAGAAGAGACTCAACAAGAAACGAGAAGCGAGTTACAAGAGGAAACTAAATCGTCAAGCTAAAGAAGAAAGATGGAACTAGATGGATGACAAAAGATATACTAGAGGACCCTGCCCATTCCCTGGATGTGGTAGCTCCGATGCATTTACAACATACAGTGATGGAGTAGGACATTGCTTCAGCTGTGGCAAATCAAAGAAAGTAGAAACAACAATGGATAGTTATGAACCCGCCACCTTTACTGAGTTTACTAAATTCTCCGACATCTGTAATTATCGCAGTTACCCTATTACTTCTCGTGGTATCTCTAAAGAAGTAATAGATCACTTTAATATTAAAATGAGTGTAACAGATACAGGTATGCCTGAGGCACACTTCTACCCATACACTAAGAATGGAATCACAGTAGCGTACAAAGAACGTACTCTACCTAAAGACTTCAAGACTCATGGTGACTTTAAAGACTGTGAGTTGTTTGGTCAGTCTGATTGTTCAGCTGGTAAACACAGACTAGTAATCACTGAGGGTGAACTAGATGCGTGTGCTGTAGCTCAAGGTATGTTAGATACTAGTAATAAAATATGGAACGTTGTATCAATACCTTCAGCTTCAAACCTAAGAAGTTTATTAGAGCAACGTGATTGGATCAATTCATTCAGAGAAATTGTACTTTGTTTTGATCAAGATGATGCAGGTCAAAAAGCACAAGATGCTGCAGCTAAAATGTTTAACGCTGGTAAAGTAAAAGTAGCTAAACTAAAAGAGAAAGATCCTTGTGAAGTCCTAATTAAACATGGAGGCAAGGCTCTAAATGATGCTATCTTTTCAGCACAACTTTGGTCACCTGCTGGGATAGTAACAGGTGAGGGTATATGGGAACAGTTTAAAGAAAGACAAAACGTAGAATCTGTTCCATACCCTGATTGTATGCAGGGACTTAACGAAAAACTAAAGGGGATACGATATGGTGAGATTACTTTGTTTACCTCTGGCACTGGTAGTGGTAAGTCTACTGTCATTAAAGAGATTGTTCTTGATCTTCTTGCTAAGACAAGTGATAAGGTTGGACTCATTAGTCTGGAAGAAAGTGTTGGAGATACAGCCGAAAAGTTTATCTCCATGCAACTTAAACGTAACATCATGGATCCTCCACCTACTAGTGAAGAAGAACTTAGAAGGGGATACGAAGTTGTGTTTGGTGACGAGCGACTGGTTCTCTTGGATCACCAAGGCTCCGTTGGGGACTCATCTCTTATCGATAAAATCGAATACATGGCCCTTATGGGTTGCAAGTACCTCGTTCTTGACCACATCACTATCGCAGTATCGGAAGGTTCTGAAGGACTATCTGGTAACGAAGCGGTAGATAAGATCATGTCTGACTTACTTAAAGTTGTTAAGAGACACAATGTATGGCTGGGTCTTATCAGTCACCTACGTAAGGCACAAGGAGGTAAAAGTTTTGAGGAAGGGAACATCGCATCTATCGATGATATCAAAGGCAGTGGTTCGATCAAGCAGATCTCGTTCGACATCATTGCCTTTTCAAGGAACCTCGTTGCAGAGTCAGAGTCAGAACGAAACACAATCAAGTTCAAAGTACTCAAGTCCAGATTCACAGGACTTACTGGACCTGCAGGATCCGCTACATACAACAACAAAACCACTAGGCTAATAGCATCTGGTGGATTTGACGATTACTTTACAATATAATAACAGAAAGAGGATTGTATGAATCCATTCGATAACATCTCAGAGTACCTAATTGATAAGGTCTCAAGGGTTAATCCAAATAACCCTAAGGCAAACTCAGGTGGTGTACTTCTGAGATTGTATAAAGAATATAAAGAGGAGATGCCACGACTAGTAAACGTGGCTTTCCAAACAATACAAATGAGATTCACCTACGATACCTCAGATAGTCCTGCAGGGACTGCACAGTTGACAGCTGTATCTACAGCAATAGGTCAACGTATAGCACGTGTAATCAAAAGGGAACCCCCTGGGTTACCCTGGAACATGCATGTGAGGTTGGGTGATCTCTTTATAGAAGCGTTCTATAACTGTGGATACATAGACATATACTACCCGAAGACAAGGGATACTAGCTATATTGTATCAGCTACAGCTAAATGGATAGACCTTGCCGATATACCAGAGGCAATGATGAGGATCTCTTTGACACACACTGTGTTAGAAAGACCAGATAGAATATCAAAGATCATACAACAGGACGGTGAACCTGTAATCAAAGAGTGGACAGAAGAGGACAACGCAAGGTTTGAACCTATGATTGGAACCCCTTGGGTTACTTCAGTAAACAAACTACAACGCACTGGATGGAGAATCAACCAGCGTGTATATGATACTCTTATAGAAAACAAAGATACATTTGTGTCGTCAACACCAATAGATGATAATGATGCTAAAGAAATGAAACGTAGAAGCAAACTAGTAGAGTGGGGTTTCATTACTACTAAGGCTAAGCTGCTCTATGATCACGATGTCTTCTATCAGTTCATGCAAGCAGACTATAGGGGTAGACTATACTACTCAGAGTCCTTCCTAAACTATCAAGGGTCTGATCTAGCCAGAGGTATGATGACTTTTGCTAGGGGTAAACCTATGACAGAGGATGGTCTCTTCTGGTTAGCTGTACACACAGCCAACACATTCAACCAGAGTTATAACATAGATGAGATACCTGACTGGTGTGAGACTGACTATGCAGGATACCTAGAAGAAGAAAAGCTAGAGTCTATAAGCGTAGATAAGTTTACCCTTGAGGACAGGGTAAGGTGGACTAACGATAACATGGAAGTTATTGTCGAAATGGGTAGGAGAGGTATCGTAGCAGATATAGCAGAGAAATCTGTGTCATTCCTAGCCTGTTGCTTTGAGTGGTTTGATTACCAAAGGGCAGTGAAAGATAATAGAATCCACGTTAGCCACCTTCCAGTGCCCATAGACGGGTCTAACAATGGTTGGCAGCATCTAGGTGCTATTTCTAAAGACAGCCAGACAGGGAGGCTTGTAGGGCTAATACCAGTAGATATACAACATGACTTCTATGTTCAGACTGCTAAGCAGCTGTACCATTTGACAACTGATGATAGACTTAAAGACATCCTTGATCAGATGCCAATGAAACATATTAGAAAAGCTATATCTAAACGTGGTAGTATGACAAGAGCATACTCAGCAGGTGCAAAGAAGATCGCTGAGAATATGTTCTTTGATTGTAAGGCAGAGGACTTCCATATACAATATGGGATAACACAAGATGACTGTGACAAGTTAGCTAAGCTGCTAATCAAAGCAATCAACCTTGTATGTCCAGGCCCCTTGCATACTATGGCATACCTGCAAAGACTAGCACAGTATGAGATAGGTGAATACTTAAAGTACAATGATCAAGATGAACCTGCTGGACCAGAATACAAACAACTGGTCAAGGATCAAAAAGAATTGTAAAAAAGAAAGATAAAACTGATGAGGAGATTGAACACCTCAACACACTCACAGTACGTCTTAGATCATACAAAAGTAAACTGATACATGGCAATGGTAGAAGTGACCTCTCATGGGTAACACCATCAGGGTTCAAAGTAATCTATCAGAACTATACTACAGCTACACGAAAATGTAGAGGTACTATAAGTGGCTATAAGTCTGAGTCTAAAGGACACAAAGGAGTGAACCATGTGGCAAGAGTACCTACGAAGACCCCAGACATTCGCGGATTTATGTGTGGTGTTAGTCCTAACTACATTCACAGTCAAGATGCCAGTCATATGGCATTGGTTATTGAGGAATGGAATGGTGATTTCGGAGCAGTACATGATTCCTTTAGCACTCATGCATGTGATGTCGAAGCACTACTAGCGAGGACTAAACAAAGCTTTATCGATATGTATGATAAAGATAATTACTACGACTTGATACAACAAAACATCATCACTGATGCTACTAACCTTGACGTAGAGCAACCAGAGCTAGGCAACCTAGACGTAACACAGATCTATGAGTCTGATTACTTCTTTGCCTAAGGAGAAACCAATGAGCGATAAGAAATCGTACAACTACTTGGCTCTACGTGGAGCACCAGTAGATGACATGGAGTATGTAGATACCTTTGGGTTATCCCCAGAGTCTGCATACTCAAATAAGATTAACGAAGATATGCTACAGTATAATTATGATAGAACAGTCGAAGGTTGTATGGAACCAGACACAGCTGCACAGACCAAAAAGAATGCTGAGCGTGACATCAGAGAGCTACTGGCTAAGAACGGTATGCTTAAATAAAAAAGCCCCTACTAGTTTCCTTAATTGGATTCTAGTAGGGGTATTTTTTTTTATTCTAATGAGAGTAGTACTGATACACAGGTCTACCT